AATACATCGCCAGAAGAATTTTATACCTTACAACCAGGTATGACAGCTGCTAATACAGCTACAACAAACCCAGACCTCTCAGTTGATTATAGCTTGATTGAATTTGATGATAATTGGGATTACGCAGATAAAATTGCGAATACAGCACCTACAGATTAGGGTTGACAAACACTTTAAAATGTGTTATAATATATAATTGGAAATGAAAAATGATTGGAGAATATTATGAGAATTGGTTTTACATGTAGCGCATTTGATTTATTACATGCAGGTCATGTACAGATGTTAAGAGATGCTAAAGCACAATGTGATTATTTAATGGTAGGATTACAAATGGACCCTGCATTAGATAGACCTAAAGAAAAGAACCCACCTATACAAACAATTGTTGAAAGATATACACAGCTTAAAGCAATTGGATATGTCGACGAGATTATTCCTTATAACTCTGAGCGAGACCTTATGGATATTTTGGAATTGTATCATATTGATGTTCGTATTTTAGGTGATGAATATAGAGATAAAGAATTTACAGGTAAAGATATTTGCCGTAAACGAGACATTGAACTCTTTTTTAATAAAAGAGACCATAGATTCAGTACATCAGGTTTACGAAAAGCTTGCGCTTGGGTCAATAAAGATGGTGATTGGAAAATGACTCAAGAAGGATAAATAGTATATGAGCGATGATAAGATAGCACAGGCATTAAACATGAGATCGTTACAAGAAATCAATGACGAGAAACAAGAATTGTTGGACGAAGTAAATCCAGACAAATTGCCCGACCTACCTGTTAACGCTTTTTCTACAAACGAAGAAGTAGAAAATTTACCTATAGAAGCACCTGTTCAACATCCTGTAGTAATAGATGATGCTGGTGCTGAAGAAAATTTAAAAGATATTGAGTTAGCTAAAGCTAATATTGAAAACATTATTAGTTTAGGAGATGACTCTGTTAAAGAGATGGTTGAGATTGCAAAACAATCAGAATCACCTCGAGCATTTGAAGTTGTATCTACATTAATGAAAACATTACTTGATGCAAACAAAGATTATGTTGAAATGAGTACTAAGAAGCGATATGCTAAAGAAGAAGCTAATCCTGCTAAGAACGAAGTTACTAATAATAATCTGATTGTATCAACTGCAGATTTACTTAAAATGATAAAGGATAGTAGTGAGTAACGGATATTTAGGTAACAATTACCTCAAAAGGTCCAATGAACAACACGAATATACTCCTAAGCAAATCAAGGAGTACATGAAATGTGCAGAAGACCCAATATATTTTGCTTCAAAGTATATTAAAATTGTGCATGTTGATAAGGGATTTGTTCCCTTTGAAATGTATGACTATCAAAAAGATATTACTACGAAGATTACAAACAATCGACGTGTTGCTGTATTGACTGCAAGACAGTCTGGTAAAACAACTACAGCGTGTGCAGTTATTCTGCATTATATTCTTTTTAACGAATTTAAAACAGTTGCAATTCTTGCTAACAAAGGAGATGCAGCTCGAGAAGTATTAGGTAGAGTACAACTCGCCTATGAAGCATTACCTAAATGGATGCAACAAGGTATTGAAGAATGGAACAAAGGTAATATATCTTTGGAAAATGGTTGTAAAATTTACGCAGGTACCACAACATCAAGTGCTATTCGTGGTAAATCAATCTCATTCCTATACCTAGACGAGGTTGCATTTATTGAAGGATTTGATGAGTTCTTTGCTTCAGTATATCCAACGATTTCATCTGGTAAAACTACAAAATTATTAATGACTTCTACTCCTAATGGATTAAACCATTTTTGGAAAACATGTAAAGGTGCTGAAGAAGGCACAAATGGTTATGAATTTGTTAAGGTAATGTGGGACGATGTTCCTGGTAGAGATGAATTATGGAAAAACGAAACGCTCGAAGCACTAGACTTTGATAATGAAAAGTTTAACCAAGAGTATTGTTGTCAATTCTTAGGTAGTTCGGGAACACTTATTGATGGTTCTAAATTAAAAGAATTAGCATATTCTCGACCAATACAAGAAAATGAGGGAATATCTCAATACGAAGCTGCACAAGAAGACCACACTTATGTTATGACAGTTGATGTATCTCGAGGCAAAGGCCTCGATTATAGTACATTTAATATTATAGATATTACAAAAATGCCTTATACTCAGGTTTGTGTATATAGAGATAACACTGTTTCCCCAGTGGATTTCGCAGCAATTATATATAGAATAGGATTAATGTACAATGAGAGTGCTGTACTCATCGAAATCAACGATATCGGTGAACAAGTATCAGATGTACTCTTAATGGACTATGGCTATGAGAATCTTCTTTATACTGAAAATGCTGGAAGGTCTGGTAAACGGATTTCAAGTGGTTTCGGAAAAAGAGTAGATAATGGCATAAGAACAACAAAAAGTGTTAAAAGTATCGGTTGTTCTATATTAAAATTACTGGTTGAACAAAACCAGATAATATTACAGGATTATAACACAATACAAGAGTTATCGCGATTTTCGAAAAGAGGGTCTTCCTATGAAGCAGAATCTGGAGCACACGATGATTTGGTAATGAATTTCGTTATCTTTTCATGGTTAACAGACCAAACATTCTTTAAAGACCTTACTGATATTAATACTATGATGCGTTTAAGACAGAAAACTGAGGAACAAATTGAACAAGATTTGTTACCATTTGGATTTATCGACGACGGAGGAGATATTCCAGAAGAAGACGGGTATGATTTCGTAAGAGAATCATGGCAAATCTGATAAATGTTAGGTTTTATAAATATAACTGTGATAACTAAATTTAGACTAAGATTTTTAAATTATAATTTAAAGGAGAAATAATATGGCTTTTTCCGTAAGTCCTTCGGTAATAGTTCGTGAAGTGGACGCATCAGCAGCGGTTCCTGCCATCGCAACGCCACCTGCCGCAATCGCAGGTGTTTTTAGATGGGGTCCCGTAGGCGAAACAATACTTGTATCTTCAGAGAACGAACTAGTTAACCGATTTGGTAAACCAACCAACGATAACTATGAAACATTCTTTGTAGCAGCAGATTACCTTTCATATGCAAACGCTTTATATGTAGCTAGAGTCGATAACGGTGCTGTCAAAGCATCGGCAGAAGAATTACAATATCATGCAAATGGTGATATTAACGACACATTTACAAGACATGGTGCATTTGAAGCAAAATATCCAGGTTCTTTAGGTAACTCTTTAGAAGTTGGTTATGTAAAAGATACAAGCTTCGAACAAGAAATACTTAATGTAGGTGACATTCCTGCTTCAACAATAACAGTTGATAGCAATGGTGCTACATCATCAGTAACAATTGAATATAATGCTACCACAGTTTTATTTGAATTAGCTCCAAGCAACGCGATAGGAGCAACTGCAATGACTGCAGGTGATATTTTAACAATTGGTAACGATTCAGTTGGCTATCAAGATATTGAAGTATCATCTTTTGTTGAAAGAACAGTTAATTCAGATGGTGACACTACAGCAAATACCTCATTAATTGCAGCTCACGAGTATACAATTGGATTAGGTACAAAATATAAGTTTTTTGAAAATTCATTAAACAAGCTTAAGTTAGAGAAGAAATGGAAAGACCACACGTCATTCCGCAAAGCTCCACAAACTGGTAACTACCACGTTATCGTTAAAGATAAAGTTGGTACAATCTCAGGAACACCTGGCACAATATTAGAATTATACGAAGATGTTTCAACAACATCAACTGCAAAACTTGCAGATGGTTCAACAAACTATTATGCAGATGTAATTTTAGCCCAATCAGATTGGGTACAAGTTGCTAATACTGTACATTTTGATAATGCTAATACTACAATTTCTGAATATGAAGCATTCGCAGTACCTAGTGATGCAGTTAATACTAACAACGCAAATACATCATTAACGGCAGTTACATCTTCAACTATAGGTACTGATGGTACTACAGAGAGTGCAACATCTCTCGGAGCTTTAGCAGCTGGATACGATTTATTTGCTAATTCAAATGAAATTGATGTTTCATTCGTACTACAAGGTAAGGGTGACAACTCTGGTAATCTTGCAAATTATATTATTTCTAATATTGCAGATTACAGAAAAGATGCAGTTGCATTTATCTCACCTTCGAAAGAAGCTGTTGTTGACGAAAATAAAACAAACACTAAGCTTGCAAATGTAATTGCTTATGCAGAAAACTTACAAAACAGTTCTTATTCCTTCATGGATTCTGGTTACAAATACAGATACGACAAGTATAATGATGTATACAGATATGTACCATTAAATGGAGATACTGCAGGACTTGCTTCAAGAGTTGAACCTTTTGAATCACCAGCAGGATTCCGTAAGGGTGTAATTAAGAATGTTGTTAAACTCGCGTTTAACCCTAATAAAGCTCAACGTGACCAACTATACAGTAAAGATATTAACCCAGTAATGAGTCAAGTAGGACAAGGAATTGTTTTATTCGGTGATAAGACTGGATTAGGTCTACCAAGTGCATTTGACAGATTAAATGTTCGTAGATTGTTTATCTCTGTTGAAAAAGCGATCGCTAACGCAGCTCAATCATTCTTGTTTGAATTGAATGACGAGTTTTCACAAACACAATTTAAGAACATTGTTGAACCATTCCTAAGAGAAATTCAAGGACGTAGGGGAATTATTGACTTCAGAGTAATATCTGATGGAACAGTAAATACTCCAGCAGTAGTTGACCAAGGTAAATTTAAAGCTAATATCTTTATCAAGCCTGCTAGGTCAATTAATGTAATTGAACTGACTTTTGTAGCAACACGAAGCGGGATTGAGTTTGAAGAAATTGTTGGCTCAATCGGTTAATAAATAAGTATTAAAGGAGAATAACGAACATGGCATTTAATATTAATGAATTTAAATCACAGCTAGTAGGTGGTGGTGCACGTCCTAGTCTGTTCCAAGTTCAAATTCTTAACCCCGTTGCTCCAGAAGCAGATTTTAAAGTTCCTTTCATGTGCAGAGCTGCTGGTATTCCAGCCTCTACAGTAGGAAGTTTCAATACGAATTACTTTGGACGACAGGTTAAGTATGCAGGTGATAGAACATTTGCAGATTGGACAGTAACAATAATTAATGATGAAGACTTTATAGTCAGAAACGGAATGGAAGCGTGGATGAATTCTATCAATACACACGATAGTAATTTACGTTCTTTACCACAAGATTATAAATCAAACGGAATCATTACACAATATAGTAAAGAAGGAGACGCAATTAGAACATACGTCTTTGAGGGGATGTACCCAACCCAGGTAGACCAGATAACTATGGACTGGAGCACAGTTGACCAAATCGAAGAATTTACGGTTACGTTCAGCTATGACTTCTGGAGAGTTGAAGGCGCTACTGGTATCCCTACAACCTAAAATTAGGTAATTAAATAATGAAGATTTTTGGATTTGAAATAACGAGACCACAAGATGAGGCAAACGATAATGTTGTCTCATTTGTGGAACCTCAAAATGATGATGGGGCAATTACTGTTTCTAGTAATTCCCTTGGTGGTTTTTATAGTACGATACTTGATATGGAAGGTGCCGCTAAGTCGGAATCTGAACTCATAACAAAATATCGGAATATGGCAATGCAACCTGAAATTGCACAAGCTGTAGACGATGTTGTTAATGAAGCTATATCAGTAGAATTAGATGAAAGCGTAGTAGGTATTACTTTAGGCGAAACTGATTTGCCTGATAAAGTAAAAGAGCGAATAACAGAAGAATTTGATAATGTTGTTTCTATGTTAGACATGGCAAACAATGGTTACGATATGTTTCAGAAGTTCTACGTTGATGGTAGACTAAATTATCATATTGTAATTAACCCTAAAGATATTAAAAAGGGTATACAAGAGTTAAGATATTGCGACCCTCGTAAATTAAAACTGATACGAGAGGTTGACAAGAAGAGTAAGGACCCACATAGTGGGGCTCCTACTAAGAAGATTAAAAATGAGTACTATATGTACTCAGACAACGGATTTGGTGGGGCAAGTAGTACTGGTAACGGAAGTACTCAAGGTGTTAGAATCGCTAAAGACAGTATAGCTCGAATAACATCGGGCTTGATGAATGAGAATAACAGTTTAGTATTATCTCATTTACATCCAGCGATCAAGCCTTTAAACCAACTTCGTATGTTAGAGGATGCAACTGTTATTTACACATTAACAAGAGCACCCGAAAGAAGAATTTTTTATATTGATGTAGGTAACTT